TCTGGCAGTTATTCCAAATGGATACATTGTCAGTTCGGTCGAAAGACCAACAGTAACAACAGTTGGAGCATCAACGCTGCTAATTGCAGATGTTCGAGTTTCTACCTACTACACAAGAACAATATAAGGAGCAATCATGGCAACCCAAGTTATTACTGGTCGTGATATTAATTTGTCTTTTTCAGGATCACTTGGAACAGACATTGATGCACAAGCATTATCAGCGACTTTAACAAAAACAATAGATCGCCAAACCTATCAAACCCTTGATGGAGAGGCTTACAAGACAACAAATGTTGAAGCTGAATTTACTATGGAACTTTTAGCAGACTGGGGCAAGACAAACTCAGTATGCGAGGCTTTATGGGCAGCAGCAGACAACACACCAGATTCAACTTTCACAATTACAATGACAGTAACATCTGGACACACTTTTGCATTTGACTGCTTACCAGCATATCCACAACCAGTTGGCGGAACAGCACCAGATGCACAAACTGCAACATATACTTTCAAAGTATCTAAGGGCGCAGTAACAGAATCACTATAAGAAAAAAACGGGAGCAAACAAATGAAGTTACCAATAACAATTGAATACAACTCAGGCGAGCAAGCAACATATATTGCCCAACCGCCTGAGTGGGCAAAGTGGGAAAAGCAAACAGGGAACACAATTGGTCAAGCCCAAGACAAAATGGGTATATCCGATCTAATGTTTCTTGCATATCATGCTCATAAGCGTGAAGCAGCTGGAAAGCCTGTTAAACCTTATGATATTTGGATGGAAACAGTTACTGATGTAATAGTCGGTGATGCAAACCCAAAAGCCACCCAGTAGGAAGCCTAAACAGATTATTGGTTGAGTTAGCATTAGCAACTCATATACCAATGAGTGAATGGGTTGATGCAGATGACATTTTTACAGCGATAGAAGTATTGGAGGCTCGACATGGCAGTCAGTAAAGAGCCCTCAATTTTCTTTTCTAAAAAAGAACTTAATCAAATTTCAAGAGTTTTTCGCAGCATGGATGATACTGCAAAAGAACAAGCCAAAAGAAAAATTCAAGAATTAGTTGGCAAGCAATTAACTGCAATTAGAGCCATTGCTAGATCAAGAGGCAAAGTTGCACAAAGAGTTGCTGATGGCGGGCAAGTTAAAAAGTCATCATTGCAAGGTGAATTAAAATTTGGTTTTGCTTCACAAAGATTTTCAGGCGGTGCAACAACTCAATTTAATACTCGAAACGATGCAAAAGGTAATCGTAAAGGTATTGGTGCTGGTGCAGAATTTGGATCTAGCAATTACCCACAATTTCCAAGATGGAGTGGACCGATGCCAAAAGGTCCTGGTTCTAGAGGTTGGTTTATTTATCCAGCTGTTAGAGCATCACAACCAGAAATAATTAAAGAATTTGAAGAAATTGTTAGCAGCATTGTAAAGGAGTGGTCTAGTGGCAGCGAATAGCAATAGAGCCTTAACCCTTTCAATTGTTGCCGATATTGACAATCTGCAAAAAGGATTAAATAAAGCAGATACTGAAATCCAAACATTTGGAAATAAGGTTGGCGAGTTTGGAAAGAAAGCTGCTGCTGCATTTGCAATCGCTGCTGCTGCTGCCGCTGCCTACGCAGTCAAACTTGGCGTAGATGGTGTTAAAGCAGCTATTGAAGATGAAGCTGCACAACTTAGATTAGCAGGTGCTTTAAGAGCTGCTACAGATGCCACCGATGCACAGATTGCTGCTACTGAGGATTACATAAGCAAGACATCTCTAGCCACAGGCGTTGCAGATGATGAATTACGCCCAGCATTACAGAGATTGGCTTTAAGCACAAAAGATACAGGTAAGGCACAAGAATTATTAGCACTTGCTTTAGATGTAAGCAAAGGCTCTGGTAAAGATTTAGAAACAGTTGCTAATGCTCTTGGTAAAGCACAAGATGGCAATACAACATCACTTGGTAGATTAGGGCTTGGCTTATCTAAAGCAGAACTTGCAACATTGTCATTTGAGCAATTGCAGACAAAGTTATCTGATCTATTTGGCGGTGCAGCAGCCCGTAATGCAGAAACCTTTCAAGGTCGCATTGATGTATTAAAAAATGGTTTTAATGAGGCAAAAGAAGCTGTCGGAACAGCATTGCTACCTATTATTGAGAAACTGATTGAGTTTGTTATAGAGTATGGCGTTCCAATTATTAACAAATTCAAAGATGCTTTTGATGTAGTTAAAGATGCCATCGATCGCAATAGAGATAATTTTACTGAGTTTGCAACTCTGCTTAGGACTGTTGTATTTCCAATAGTTGAAAAGATATTTGGTTTCTTATTAGATGTTGGCGTTAAAGCAGCATCAGCAATTATTGATGCTTTCGGATCTATCGTTGGAGCAATAACTCCAGTCTTAAATTTTGTTATTGCAGGAATTAACAAAGTGATTGATGGTCTTAACTTAATAAAAGTTGGATCAGATATTCAAAAAATTACTACTTTTGGTGGTGCAGGTGGTGGCGGTGGCGGTGGCGGATTTAGTGGCATTCCATCTGGCGGTGGCGGTGGAGGAGGATTTGCTGGTGGTGGAACTGGTGGCGGTGGAGGCGGTGGAGGCGGTGGCGGTGGCGGTGGCGGTGCAGGTATTGGTGCAATATCTGGAGCAAGTAGCCTTACTGATTTAGTAAATAAATTAGCAAACATCCAAGATAAAATTACAGATGTAACATTTGCAACTTTAACAGGTGGCATTAGTAAGTCAGCTGCGCAAAAGCAACTAGATACATTACAAGCAGAGTTTAGAGTGCTAGAAAAGCAAGCAAATACATTGGCAGCAAACCCACAAATCCTGATCAATGTTAGTGCAATTGATACAGAAGGTGCTGCAAGAGCTGTGGCAAAAGCATTAAATGATAGCGCAGCGAGATCAACTCCTGCATTAAGTTATCAAAGCATTAGAGAAAAAGCAGGATAATGACTGCATGGTCGCCTGATTGGAAACTTACTGTCGCAGGTGTTGATTACACCGACATTGCAATAAGCGATATTGCACATCAAGCTGGTCGCTCAGATATTTATCAGCAACCAAATCCTTCTTACATTCAAGTTAGTTTTGTTGCATTATCAGGTCAGACTTTACCATTTGATATTAACGACAGTTTAAGTTTGCAAGTTAAAGATACATCAGGTGCTTATGTAAATTTATTTGGTGGTGATATAACAGATATAACTGTTAGCGTTGGCAAAACTGGATCACAGGCAACTGTTATTGAATACTCAGTCCTTGCAATGGGATCACTTGTTAAGTTAGCAAAAGAATTATATGCCGATGCTGTTTCACAAGATGAGGATGGCAATCAGATATACGCTTTATTGTCTAGCGTATTACTTGGTGCTTGGAATGATGTGCCAGCAGCTACAACTTGGGCAGGATACGATGCAACTGAAACATGGGCTAATGCGCTAAATCTTGGACTTGGTGAGATTGACACTCCAGGCTTATACACAATGCAAAATCGAAGTGGCACAGAAACGCCAGATACGATTTACAACATTGCAAGCCTGATTGCTAACTCAGCATTTGGTTATTTATATGAGGACAATGAAGGAAACATTGGGTATGCCGATGCAGACCACAGGCAGAATTATTTGCTCACATACGGATATGTTGATCTTGATGCTAGACATGCACTTGGTCAAGGTTTAAGCACAATTACTCGATCAGGTGATATTCGCAATGACATTATAATCAATTATGGTTCTAATTTTGGTTTAGAAAAAACTGCTACATCTGCAACATCAATTGCAACTTATGGTTACAAAGCCGAGAGCGTGCAATCAACCATTCACTCAGCTGTAGATGCTCAAGCTGTGGCTGATCGGTATATTGCCCAACGAGCATTTCCATTGCCAGCATTCCAGAGCATTACATTCCCAATCACAAATCCAGAGATTGATAATAGTGATCGGGATAATCTGCTTGGCGTATTCATGGGGCAACCTCTAAACATCCAGAACCTACCTGAGCAAATTTCAAGCGGTGAGTTTGAAGGCTATGTTGAAGGCTGGTCATGGAGCACTAGGTTTAACGAATTATTCCTGACAATAAACTTGTCGCCTGTGGCATATAGCCAAGTGGCGATGCGTTGGAATACAACACCAATAGTTGAAACATGGCAAACAATAGATCCAACATTGACATGGGAATACGCTACAATCGTAGCCTGAGATAAAGGATAATATGGCAACCACTACCAATTACGGCTGGACTACTCCAGATGACACCGCGTTAGTCAAGGATGGTGCAAGTGCAATTCGCACGCTTGGAACTTCTATTGATACAACCACAAAAAATTTAAACCCATCAACAACTCTTGGCGATATTGAATATCGATCATCAACATCAAATACAAACACTAGAGTTGGAATTGGATCATCGGGTCAAGCATTAACAGTAGTTGCAGGTGTTCCATCATGGGCAGCTAGTCCAACATCTGTTTTAACAACAACTGGCGACAGTCTTTATGCATCCGCAGCAAATACATTGGCAAGACTTGGAATTGGTTCAACAGGACAAGTTTTAACTGTGGCAGCAGGTTTGCCAAGTTGGGCTACACCTGCAGCTTCTGGAAGCATGACTTTACTATCTACAACAACATTATCAGGTGCAACAACAACAATTTCAGGCATTGTTGGCGGTTACAAATCTTTAGTTGCTTATATTTATGGTGTAACAAATGCAACTGCAAGTGGCGATCTTAGAATTGCCCCAAATGGTGATACAACTATTACGGGACTTGTAGGTCATTATGGCGACACACAGGGAAACAATGATATATTTGTTCAATCAACTCTTGGTTATTTATTTGCTAATTATGACCCTTATAATATAGACAGAACAGTTAGCACTAATTTTTGGCAACTTGAAATTCCGCAATATACAGATGCAGTAAATTACAAAACATTTTTTATTAACGGACAATTTAGAAAAGGAACAACTGCTCATGATGCTTGGTGTCAATTAAACGGACTTATTAAAACTACTTCCGCAATTACATCCTTAGTTTTTAGCAATTCAGGTGGCAACCTTTCCACAGGAACAGTCCTACTTTACGGAGTAAATTAAAATGGCTAATTCAACCCGACCAATGATAAGAATTCACAATATTGAAACCGATGAAGTAATTGACAGAGAAATGAATGATGCTGAGTTTGCTCAATATCAGGCAGATAAAGCAGCACAGGCAATTGCTAAAGCCGAAGCGGAACTCAAAGAAACTGCTAAAGCAGCAATCCTTGCTCGCATTGGTTTAACTGCTGATGAACTTAAAACGATACTTGGCTAACAATGCCAAATCTAATTGAGATTGCTAAAGCAGAAATTGGTTACACCGAAACAGGCAACAATGATACAAAGTATGGCGAATGGTATGGTCTAAACAATCAGCCGTGGTGTGCCATGTTTGTATCATGGTGCTATGACAAAGCAGGAATTGCTGGCAAGGTCAGATCCCAATCAAAAAAAGGATTTGCAAGCTGTGCTCATGGTCTTAAATTTTTTGCAGAAACAAATAAGTTAATCCCAGTCGGTCAGGCTAAGGCTGGCGATATTGCATTCTTTCAATTTGACAAAGATGCTGAGCCTGATCATGTTGGCATAATCAAATTTAACAATACAGCTTTGAAGTATTTGCAGGTTATCGAAGGCAATACATCCGCAGACAAAAGTGGCAGTCAATCCAATGGTGATGGCGTATATCTAAAGCGCAGAAGTTACTCATTGGTAATGGCTGTTGCCCGACCATAGGAGCAAAATGAAACTATCAAACAAACATAAAGCAGCAATCAAGTCATATTTAAGAGCTGTGGGTGCAAGTGGTTTAACTGTTGCATTGGCAATTGTTGCTGACATTCGCCCAGAGTTTGCAGTATTACTTGGTGCGCTAGTTGCACCGCTTGCTAAAGCAATTGATCCAAATTCGGGGAGCGAAGTTGATTATGGCGTTAATGCGAAATGACACCGAACGAATGGGTTGGATTAGCCGTTGGTTTAACCACGCTAGGCGCGACTGGATTGTTGGCTCTACGATGGGTTATTAAGTCTTATTTACAAGAACTTAAGCCCAATTCAGGCGCATCAATAAAAGACCAAATTTCAAGATTAGAAACTCAAACATTGCAATTGCAACAGCGTGTTGATGATCTGTTTATTTTAATTAGTAAGCGATAATTTATTTATGGCGAACACACGAAAACCTATCAAACGCAAAAAGATCAATCGTCGCGTAGTTCGCCAAACTCCTGAACCATTATCAAAAATGGATCAACATTACTTGGCTTTACATACCTGCTACTCAGCTGCAAGAAAAGCAGGTTTTACGCCTGAGCACGCTTTTTGGCTTATGACGGAGCATAAAACTTTTCCAAATTGGATCGTAGGAGATGGCGGCATTATTCCTAGTATTGATCCCACAGAAGAAGATGACGATTAAAGCCAATCGTAGGTATTTAGTAACACCAGATTTACAGATTCCTTTGCATCATCCAGCAGCTGTAAAGAACCTCATAAAAATGAGCAAGCATGAGAAGTTTGATTATGTATTAAATGTTGGTGATGAGTTGGACATGACTTCGCAATCGCGTTGGGTAAAGGGAACAAAAACTGAATTTGCTGAAACACTTGATGAGGAAAGAACAACCGCTCAAAACATTCTTTATGATTTAGGCACAACCGACATAATCAGATCAAATCATACCGATAGATTATTTACGACTTTACTTAAAGGTGCGCCATCATTGCTTGGATTACCAGAATTGGTCTATGAAAAATTTATGGGCTACTCAGATCTTGGCATCCGCTTCCATAAGAGAGCATACGAGTTCGAGCGCGGATATTTCTTAGCGCATGGTGATGAAGGTGTTATGTCTAAACATGCTGGCATAACTGCCTTAAACCTAGCCAAAAAATGGCACTCAGGGGCTCATGGGGGAGTTATTTGTGGGCATACCCACAGGCAGGGTGCTGTAAGGCATCAAACTGGCTTAAACGGGCGTTATTCAACGATTTGGGGCATAGAGGCTGGTCATTTAATGGACATGAAAAATAAAGCCTCATATCTTAAATACGCATCAGCCGACTGGAATATGGGATTTGTAGTTCTTAATTTTGGCACAAAAGGCATGAGCGTGGAAGTAGTGCCAGTTAATCACGATGGATCATTTAGCTACAATAAACGCTCTTATGGGTCTTGAAACCGACTATAGGGATCGTTCGATTGATGATCATATCGATGAATTTGAGGCTATTGGCGTTATCTAATCGTTATAAAACACGCCGACACACAGGTAGATAATTAACTTGATTTAGGTCAAACTTTATGTATTCACAGAGATACTGTGGATATGTAGGGAGCGACATGTTACTAGATATAGGCAGCCGAGAAGCTGCTTTAGAGTATGCAGATAAAGGTTGGGCTGTTTTGCCTTTACTGCCAAACAAAAAAGATCCGCACTTTGATTTATGTCAAAGGGCTTATCTATCAGCTACAACCGACCAAGAACTTATTAACTTTTGGTTTGATTATGATGACAAAATCAATTTAGGCATAGCCTGTTACCAATCAGGTCTAGTGGTCTTTGATATTGATTACCGCAACGGAGGCGAATTGCTGCCTGAGTTTGAGCCTACTTACACAGTTCAAACTGGTGATGGCTTACACCTTTATTACACAGCTGATAAGTCTGATGTGTTTAAGGGTAAATTAACTGATGGAATTGACATCAAATGGAAAGGGTATGTTGCTGCTGCACCATCAATACATCCGTCAGGAGCAACCTATAAAGTAACCGATAACAGAGATCCTGTTGCGATGCCTAAAGTAATACGGGAGTGGGCTACAAAATGATTGAAACAACAGCAGTATGGTTAGTGCTTTACAGCGTGTTTGGTTATTTTATTGTTTGGGGCATTTACTCAACAATTAAAGATAATGCATTCCAGTCAGGTTACTGGAAAGGTCGAAAAGACGGCTATGACATGCACCGCAGGATTACAGATAACAAAAAAAATCAAGTGTTTGATTATGACAAGCAGAACTGAACTCCTAGATGAATGCGCAGCAATCTTGTCTGCAAGAGGGTCTGTTTATGGCAGCAGCCGAAGCAATCACGAACGGATCAGCGAACTCTGGTCTGCTTACTATGGAAGTTACATATCGCCTATGCAAGTCAGCCTCATGCAGTTGCTTGTCAAAGTGTCAAGGCTCTCGGAAACTCCAAATCACAAAGATAGTGTTAAAGACATCATTGGTTACGCAGTCATATATCAAGAGCTGCATGACCAATACGAGAATGATTTTGGAGTAGATGATGGGATTTAACTTAGATGATTATGAAGATGTGGCTACTCTCAACAAATGGTTTATTGCAAATTTTCCGTCTGGAAGATCTGATATTGCAGTAATAAGCCATGATCCTGTTAATGGTTATATTTTGGTGCAAGCGACTTTGTGGCGAGATAGCAAAGATGAACAACCAGCTGTAAGTAACATTGCATTTGGTAGCAAAGAAACTTACATGCCTAACATGAAAAAATGGTATGTGGAAGATACTGCTAGCAGCTCGTTGGGTAGGGCAATAATCCTTCTCAAAGGTTCAAACAAAACAGCTACAAAAGATGATATGAGAAAGGTTGAAAGTGAACCAATTAAAAACATTTATGGCAAAAGTGGCAATTCGCAACTTATTGAAATGGCACTCAGAAAGTCATTTGCAGATGATGCTAAGCCAGCAAGCGAACCTACAACATGGTCAGTTGGTGATGTTTCAGAAGCCTTATCGACCAAACCTAAACAACAAGAATGCACACATGGCTTGATGATATTAAAAGAAGGAACTGCTAAAACTGGCAAGCCGTATTTTGGCTATGTTTGCAGCGCACCAAAAGGTGAGCAATGCAATGCTAAGTGGGCAGTAACAGCTGCTAATGGCAGTTGGTTCTTTAGAGAGGAGGAATAAATGGCTGACATGATAATGATTGATGGCTCTGGTCTAACTGCAAAATTTACAGATAACGGAGTTATAGTAGAACCATCAACAATTGTTTGTGATACTTGCAACGATGACAGATTACTTCACGAGGGCGATCTGCTTCGATGCTATTCCTGTCATTCAATCAATCGAATTCCATAGTGCCGAATTACGAATACGCTTGTGATAGAGAGGGGTCGAGTATTGTATTGGATCTTCCGATGCAGCACGAAATCCCTCTTTGTCAAGTATGTGGCTTCGAATTAAGTCGTGTCTATACTGCTATTCCAGCAATCTTCAAAGGCACAGGATGGGCTGGCAAAGGTGGTTAAGTTTAGATGCAACTTTTGTTCAGCCAATTCAGAGTTTATCTGGATGGATGGGTATGACACAGCTGATGGTTTTAGAGTATTTCAATGCCTCAAATGCTGCGCCATTGGCACTAAGAATCTAGCTGAAGCAACTGACACTCAAGAGCCTGTTATCAGGTGTAATCAATGTGGATCTTGGCAATTTACGGATCAGAAATGTCATACATGTTTATTGATTGGAGCTAAATAATGGATGCTGGTTATGTTGAAACTTGGTTAGAACAAGATGATCTACGCATTATGACTTGCCGTCTGACCTGCGGTTATGTTAATTAAAATCAAATCCTATTTGACATATATGATACCCTTAAACGCAAATTCGCTTTCAGAGCGAAAGGGCGATCTGCGAAGCAGAAAGATCGCAAGGTTTGGTTTGGTGATATCTCTGTCTTTAGCAATGACAATAGCCTTTCAAAAGAATGATTCCGTTGCATTAGATAAGACCAATCATTACAGGCAATGGGCTTTTATACAGCTTAATAACTTAGATCAGTTCTATTGTTTAGATGAGTTGAATTACAAAGAATCTAGATGGAATCCTAAAGCCAAGAATGGTTCACACTATGGTATTCCTCAAGGTAGGTCTAAGTATCTTGCAAAGGTAGATGGATACAAACAAATAGAATGGCAATTAAAATACATTGAGAAGCGATACTCTAATCCATGTAATGCTTTGCAGCACCATAAGATTAAGGGATGGTATTGAGTAAGAGTTCATTAAGAGATTCTGGATCTACTAGGCAATGGCGTTCGATACGCAGCAGGATCTTAAGGCGTGATCAGTTCATTTGCCAATACTGTAATCAAGAAGCTACAACAGTTGATCATGTAATTCCTCGAAGGCTCGGAGGATTAGATAGCGATGATAATTTAGTTTCAAGTTGTCGAAGATGTAATTTAGCGAAGGGTGGGCGTTTTTTTGCACGCGATAGGACACCACCGACCCCCCTTTCCCTTTCTAACCCACAAAACACCTCGATCAGCCACGATCAGATTGCATCGAATTGATTGATCTTAAAACGGGAGAGATCATCTTAGATCAGGCTCAATCAGGATTAGGAGGTGTGGCAATTCCCCGAATTCACTCACCTTTGAATGATTTACCATCAAAAGGTCAAGAAATGATTGACTTTGCAGCTGAGATTGGTATCCCAATGATGGAATGGCAAAAGTTTGTGGCTATTCATGGTCATAAATACAAACCCGATGGCAGATGGCATCACACAGAGGCTGGACTTTTAATAGCCCGTCAAAATGGTAAGTCTACTTTTATGATGCTCCGCATATTGTGTGGAATGTTTGTGTGGAATGAAAACTTACAGCTCTCATCAGCTCACAGATTAACTACATCACTTGAAACATTTAGACAAATGATTTCCTTAATTGAAGAAAATGATCGCTTGGTTAGTGAGGTAAAAAAAATTCGATGGCAACATGGTGCAGAGGAATTAGAACTTAAAGGTGGTCGAAGGTTTGTAGTTAAAGCTGCTAACAATGCAAGTCGAGGAATTTCAAAACCATCCAGTATTCATATGGATGAATTACGCGAATATAAAGATGAGGATGCTTGGTCATCAATGCGATACACAATGATGGCTGCACAAAATCCTCAAGTGTGGATTTATTCAAATGCTGGAGATCAACATTCTGTAATTCTAAACAAACTTAGAGAACGCGCCTTAGCCACAGGCACGAACTATTCCGACACGATCGGTTGGTTTGAGTGGAGTGCCGAACCCGATGCGCCGATAACCCTTCCGTCAGGCGATATCAACTGGGAAGCATTTGCTCAAGCCAATCCATCGCTTGGAATTACAATTCATCCTGATAACTTAAAAGCTGTCCTTAATGATCCCCCAGATATTGTGCGAACCGAAGTTTTATGTCAATGGGTAGATACAATCAATTCTGCAATTGATGCACAAAAATGGGAATTGTGTAAAGTTGAGCCAATACCATTAGATCCTGAACAACCTACTTGGCTTGGTTTAGATTTAAGTCCTGATAGAAAATTTGGTGCATTAGTCGCAGCTCAACGATTATCTGGTGAAAGATTTTATATTCAATTGCTTCACACTTGGTCAAATGATTACAGCTTAAATGATTTAGGGGTTGCAAATGATGTTGCACCTTATGTTAGAAAATACAACACACAAACTGTGGCTTATAGCAAGAGAACTAGCCAAGCAGTTGCGAGCCGTCTAAGTTCTGCTGGAATCCAAGTTACTGATATGGATGGGGCTATTTATGCAGAAAGTTGCGATAGATGGCTTGGAGCAATTAACTCACACAGGTTGCAGCATTCAGGTCAAGAAGAATTGACCCAACAAACATTATCAGCTGCTAAATTGCCATTTGGTGATGGATCTTGGATTATAGGAAGGAGAGCCAGTAGGGTCGCTGTGTGCGCAAGTGTGGCATCAGCATTAGTTACATATTTTGCGACACAACCCGAAACTGAAACAGACATACAAATCGCTTAAACTAGACTTTATGGTATATTATGTGCTAATGGGATTATTTGATAGATTTTTGACAAACCAAACACCAACAATTCAAACAGATGTTGCTGCTGCCAACACGCCTTACAATTTACAATCAGCTGTTGGTGGATTATTTTATGGAGCACAAACTGCAACTCGCGAACAAGCAATGTCAGTTCCATCAGTTGCTAGAGCAAGAAATATAATCTGCTCAACAATTGGTTCTTTGCCAATTGAAACTTACAATCATTTTACAAAAGAACATTTAGATCCAAATCGTGTAATTATGCAACCAGATCCGAGAATTGCTGGTTCTGCTATTTATGCATGGATTTCTGAGGATTTGTTATTTCATGGAGTTGCATACGGACAAGTTTTAGATGCTTATGCTGCATCAGATAATAGTCGAGTTCGTGCATGGACAAGAGTTGCTCCAGATCGCGTTACATATAACTTAAATGCAAATCAAACTGAAATTACTTCATACATGGTTGATGGAATGCATGTTCCAGCAACAGGCATCGGATCTTTAATTGTATTTAGTGGATTAGATGAAGGTGTATTAAATCGCGCAGGTCGCACAATAAGAGCTGCTCAAGAATTAGAAAAGGCTGCTGAATTATACGCTAAAGAACCAGTTCCGACAATGGTATTAAAATCAAATGGAACAAATCTTGCACCAGAGCGGATTACAAAACTTCTTGAGAGTTGGAAAGTTGCTAGAAATACAAGGGCAACTGCATTCTTAAATGCTGATGTTGAATTAACAGCATTAGGTTTTGATCCACAAAAATTACAATTAAATGAAGCACGCCAATATCTTGCAACAGAAATTGCAAGAGCAGTTGGTATTCCAGCATCATTCTTATCTGCTGAAACAACGAGCATGACATACAGCACGACTATTATGGAACGAAAAGCCCTGATTGACTTTAGTTTGAGAAATATAATAACGCCGATAGAGCAAAGATTATCTGCCGCTGATTTTGTGCCAAATGGTGTTGAGGTCAGATTTGACATTGATGATTTCTTGAGAGGTTCAGCATTAGAGCGTGCTCAAGTTTATGAAATCCTAAACCGCATTGGCGCAATGAGCGTTGAGCAGATACAAGAGGAGGAGGACTTGATCCGATGAAGATCAATTTCCCAATAACAATAACAGCTGCCGATACAAACAAAAGAACTATCTCTGGAACTATCGTAAGTTGGAATGAAACAGGAAATACATCAGCAGGAAAGACTGTATTTGCTAAAAACAGCATTGATTTTTCAAAGCCCGTTAAATTACTTTTAGAGCATGACAAAACTAGACCTTTAGGAAAACTTGTTGATATAACAGCAAATGATCAAGGTTTGGAAGGCACATTCAAATTGGCTAAAACTTTTGCAGCTGATGATGCGCTTGAGGAAGCAGCAACTGGATTACGCGATGGATTTTCTGTCGGAGTAATGGTTGATGCATGGGATAACAAAGATGGCGCAATGGTTATTTCAAAAAGTTCATTATCTGAGGTCAGCCTTGTCGCAGATCCAGCCATCGCATCAGCTCGCGTTGAACGCGTAGTTGCAACAGAAACACCAGCAGAGAATTCCGAAGCAACCGCTGAGGATACAACAACACAGGAGGACAAAGTGTCTGATATAACTTCAGATGCTCCTATCGCA